CATGGTGCAATTAATCCGTATGCAACTAACGCGCCGTGAACTGATGCAATATCAGCACCAACACCTGTAATTTGTGCTTGAGGTGTAGCATTAAAGAATCCTAATTTTACACCACTTGTTTTTGCAATTTCTACTTCACCATCTCCGGCATCAACAAAGAAAGCGTGAGTATGGTTATCCGTTTCAATTCTAAAATCTAAATCATTTTGACCATCATTAAAAACTGTTTCAGTTAAACCCATTGAAATTCTATCTACCATAGAACTACTTAATGCGGTTCTGATTCTCAATGAGCCTCCTTCTGAACCTGTTACTACATTTTTTGCTTCAGCGACAATATCGGCATAATCATGTTGACCCGCAGAAGAAGCACCATCACTTGAGGCATGATTTCCTCTAAATCTTAAATGGCCTAAATCATCACCAGCACCTCCACTTGAAGTATGTGAAGGTGTTGCTGAATTTCTCCATAATACAACATCAGGGGCGGCACTTGTATCAGGGTCATTACTTTCAGCAAGAATAGTAAATACACCAGTATTACTTGAAGTTACATGGAATTTACCGAGAGGGTCATTATTTCCTATTGATACTTGTTCTTGATTGGCGTCAGCAAAGAATAAGAAGTCATTTGTATCACCATCAATCCTAACATCAATATTATCATTACCTGCATTAAATAGAGTTGTAGTTGGTGTGAATTTTAAAGGATATAATAAAGAACCTGCACTTTGAATTCTAAAATACATTTGGCCATCTTCTGTGCTATTGGTTTCATCTGAAATTTGAACTTGTATTCTTGCATATTCATTTTCATTATTACCATCATCTTCACCAATAAAATTAATTTGCCCAATTAAATCATCATCAGCCGCATTTGCTGGATTTCTAAATAATTCTAAAGATGGTCCGGCATTTGCCCCATCGGTCGCACTTTCAATTCTAAACGCTGCGTTATCTCCACTCATCTTAAAAATAACATCAGCATTTGTAACTTTATTCTCAAAAGTAGTTACACCACTTGCACTTGTAATTGACATGGCTTCTACCAATGTTCCAGCACCAGCACCTTCATCAGCAACAGTTAATGATAGATTATTCTTATCAAGAGTATACATTTGAAAACTTCTTGCTGCCCCATTATCAGAACCACCCACCATAGCAATTAAAGCCACAGGAATAAATTTATCAAAATTTGTAGCATCACTGTTAAAATCAGAAACCTTTGGAGTTGATGCCGCAGTTCCCTGAATAATTTCAATATGTGGAGTTCCACCATCATTGTAATCTAAAACCACCCAATCATATCTTGTATGAGTTCCATGAGCAGCAACAGTGTTAACTGTTAAATCACTATCATAAGTATGCATTTTACCGTCAAACATATATTTAATATCAGCAGTTAATGTAACTGTATTTAATGTAGAGCCGCCCGGAGAAGAAATAGCAAATCCACCATGCTCAACAATCATTCTATCATAAGCAAAAGATTCAAGTCCTTTAATTACACCTGAATGAATTGCATCCGTTCCGTCTTGTAGCCCTTCACTTGGGCTTGCTGCTAATGTGGATATTGTTTTATTATTTCCTACCATTTTATTCTACCTCCATTGTAAATGTAAAGTCTAATGTATCTGATGAAGTAACCGGACCAATTGCGTCAAAATTAATTCTAGCGAGCATTACATCACTAGTTTCAGCAGTATAAGTTGTTGTTGTTCTTAGTTCATCAAATTGGGCATCCTGTGGCATAGTATCACTAAAGAATGCAATTTCTCTAACAGTATTGCCTTGTAAACTACTACCACTAAATGAAACTGCAAAATCTATTGTAGTATCATCAGATTCAGTATTAGTAGTAGTTTGTTTAGTTGTCAAGATTGGTACATCTAAGTCAGTTGCATTAGGCGATGTTGCATTACCACCGTTACCAATATTTGCTTTAGTATACATATCTTTTATGAATAAAGCCACTTTTCTTTTTGTTGTATCAGTTATCATGTTAAATCCTCCCTTAATACTTCAGTTGTGGTTCTTGTGCCTATCTTAAGCAAAGTGCCGAAGCCAAGAGTAGTAGATAAAGTTAACGGTGTATGCCCAGTTACAGTAGATTTTGTCGCGATAAGTTGTATTGGTTTGAGTTTAAGACTATCGAAAGCATCAAAAGTCGCACTAGGAGTTTTAAAGTTTCTTCCTCTAATTGAAGCATCTATTCTTTTTTGTGATATAATCATCTCTGCTAATCTAGAATCTAATTCTTTAGAAAATGTGCCTGTGTCAATTTCTAATATTCCAGTAGTTTCGTGTTTTACCTCAAGAACAATATATTCTGACCTAGGAATATGTTCACTTGGATAATCAATAATAATAATGTCTCCGGATTTTAGCCATTCTAAATTACTATTGGCTATTTTAACACTTACACCTTTTTCATTTGAACTGTATAATGCTAGTAATGCTCTTGCTCTATTATCTACATCGGATTGAGTAGTTAAGTTATTGTTAGATTCCTCTAAAGTCTTTTTACCATTTTTTTCAATACTTCTGATATTTTTTCTTACTGACTTAACTCCTCTTCCATAGACTATAATTTCATTATAGTTATCAAATTTAGATTTATTTTGATTTATTTCTATAACTTTTATGTCATTATCGTTTTCATTAATTTCAATATCAGTATACCTAACTGTGGCATTATTACCGATTAATTTAATTTCACTTTTATCTATAAGTATCTCTTTATCTTTAAATGATGCTAGATATTTAATGGTATTGTATACATCTGTTCCTTGAAAATCTGGAGAAGCGAAATAAGGGTAGTCGGTATCTGAATCAGTATAGACTACATTATTAGTTTCTAAAACATCATTTATAATTTCTTCTGCTTCTACACCAATAGTAATAGCAGTTCCTATTGACGCCTTCTCTACATTTTTTAAATTCACAGGTAGAGATGTCTCTACTGAAAATATTTCGCCCAATGACATAACACCTGACATTTTATTTTCAAATTTACTGTTAAAGGTTAATCTTGTTCGTTTACCAAAATTTCTAGTAGTTAATGTTTTTCTTTCTTTATTTATACCATCATTACAAAGCATATCATAAGAGGCATCTTCAAATGTTTTTCCATCTCCGAATAATTTATCATCATGGTCATAGTTTACTCCTCTAGGAATTAAATAAGTTTCTGTTGAAGTGTGGTCAGGGTTAATGACTACATACATAGATTGAATACCTTCCCCGTAATCTGGCTCTCCAACATCATTTACTTTCCAACCATCTTCATAATATCTAAGATGTGGAATAGCATTATACATTTCTTCAGAATCAGCCTTTTTAGTATATTTGTAATCCAATTTATATAGGTCTATTTCAGATGGGCTATTAGGATAGAAACAAACATGATTAGGTCTCATAATTTTATAATTATTTTGTTTACTCGATGACGCCATATTATCAATAATAAAGTCATGATAGATAACACTATCTGTTCTGCTTATTTCATGTGAAATAATATAAGATATAACTTTAGGAACTCTATTATATGTAGAATCTGAAAACAAGTTATCTGAACTTTGGTCATTATTAACTATGTGTTGAGCATTGGTAGCAACTAAATAACAGCCTGTTAAATTAGGTGAATACTCCAACCATTTCATTTTAGCATCTGTATCAGGTCTAATTCTAACTCTACCTACACTACTACCATTAGGAGTATTTGTAGAATATGTAACAGTAGCGGCTTGTGTATTAAATATAGGTTTAAATACGAATTCACCACCATCACAAATTGTATTTTTTCCTGTTGTTTCTCCCCTATTTTTAAAAACTACTCCATCATCACCCTTTGTTATACTAAACTTAGCAAATTCTCCTCTAAAATCTTGATGACTAGAAAATCCATTGGGAAAAGTAAAACTATCAAATAGCCGAGTAGCAATTAACATCGGAGGATAATCTTTAACTGTTTCTTGGAAATCAGAACCAACTTTTAATTTTATTGCTTGCTGAATTGAATCACCGTCTAATCCGTTACCTGCAACACCTCCCATTAATGCAGACATTCCGGAAAATAACTTAGCGCGTATTCTTTTTTCGTTATACCCACCTATTCCCCCTGAACCTTCGATATTATGTCTTCTAAGAGCAACTGCTCTCAAGTGGGAATAAGGACTTTGTTTAGTAGTATCGGTTAAAAAATCTGTTATACTTTCTAAAACTCTTGAAGGATGAACATATTCAGCATCAGGAATTGTAGAAGCAGTAGCAGCAGTAGCATATTTAGCGATATGTTCTTTAGTTTCTAATGCGTGTCCTCCGCCCAAATTATCAGAATGGCCTACTCCAATATCTTTACTATCTACTTCTGTTCCCCCTTTACATAAGAAAGTCCCATCACCATTAGAAGTTTGGCTACTACTATAATTTAAAGGTGTAGTGGTATTTAAATTTTCAACAATTGTAATTGTAGAAGGAGTATTAGCATTAGCAGAAACAAAAGTTCCAATAAATTCACCATTATCAGTATAAATTTTATCTCCTACTGCTAACTGTGCAATGATATTAGAACGTGAGGCATTTGTTTGAAATGTTGTCCCTGAAGTTTCATCTGCATCAGAACTGTGATAGCACCACATTCTTGTATCACCAACATCTGTATCACCTGAATCCTTATATAATTTTTGTAATATGTAACCCTCAAAAACAGGGGGCAAAACTAAATGATTTAAATAACCTCTAGAAGTATTTCCTCCTGCTGCCATATCCATTTTTCTAATAAAATATTTTTTAAATGAAGTGTCATTTGACATTCCATATCCTTCATCATTATCATTTTCTGCTGTCGTTGTTGAAGCAGAAATAGTTTCAGTAGTAGAACCATACCCATTAAAAATAGCCATCTGTAACATATTTAATGGTCTAGGGTCATTACCCCATGTATCATCAGCATCATTGGTACTATCTGTTGATTGTTCCGAAAAGTTTGTAAATGAATTATCGCCATCTCGTCCACCCAGATAATAATGATGATAAGAATTATTTGATGATGACCCCTTTTCTACATAATATAAATTACCTGTTGCATCAGACCCATTTACTTTATTTACGTTAGCAGTAAGTGTAATATCGTTTCCGCTTACACCACTAGAATTAACTGCTCCTAAATAATTACCGCTAGAATCAAAAACATAAGAACCATCAGGGAATTTACTAGCAGTTACTGAATTAGTACAAGTAATTACTGCACCAGAAATACTACTAATTGTCTCAGAACTATCTGTTAATTTTTGATACCTAGTATATTTAAAGTAAGGGACATTGTTTTCTTGCTTATTAGGTATATTTTCAGGGTCAATCATATTAAAATGCCAATCAAATGTTACCTCTGTTAGTCTCATTAATCCTAATCTTCTCATTTGATTTGTTTTAATAGATGCCGAACTAATTTGTAGTGTTTCATATGAATTATCAGTTAATTCTAATTGATTTAATTGTCCATCATATTTATCATGAGTAGTAGAACTTTTAATTTGGATTGGTTTTGATTTTAACATAATAGAGTAATCACTAAATTCTCTTTCAACATTCCCAATGTGGTTACTTCTAGTCATACTATCAGGGTATAAATCAGCAGTTGTGAATAAAAACGGCGAAATAACTTTAGGGTCAATAATTTCTAATCTATCTCTTGCGGCCTTTACTGCATTTTTCTTGTAGCCTGTTGCATCTTTAGTTTGTGTATTAGTGTCTACTTGTGCGCCTAACGTATCAATATTCCAAGGGCCGCCTAAAGTTGCGCTTCTTTTTCTAGGCATTAAAGAATACCCTGTTGGGTGTGTCGCCGTATTAGAACTATATTTATCATAATCCGCAAAATTACTACCAACAACAGGATATACGTTTCTAGTTTCATGTGAACCCAATTTCTGATATTCATTAGAATAGTCACTATCATAATTAAAATTAATTATAGGGCTAGTAGTACTTATTCCCGGATAAAATCTAAACGCTGGAGAATAAGCATTAAATTCACCTAACTGTGCGGAATAAATATCAGTTAAATCTCCACTAATATTTTGTCTTTTAACATAAGAAATGGAACCCTTTTGTCCTTTTTGTAAATCTAAATATCTCCAATTGTATGGGCCATATCTGTCTACTGCACAATAATGCGGATTTGAAGCATCATAAGTTTGAGTTCCGTCAGCAGTTTGAACCACATTAAAAATAGTGGGCATATATTCATGATTTAATATGGAATTAGTTAATTGTAATATCCCTCCATTTCTTAACCCCTGTGTGTTAATTAAATATAACCCATGCGTTTTACTCGTAGAAGTATATAATATAGTAGAAACAGTAACATCAACAGGTAATGCTCTATCTAATACTATGGCACAACCCATAGAGCCGTCGCCATTATCAAAAATATGTAAAACTTTACCTAATAGAGTCCCATCTGAAGTATAAATATATTTATTCGCAATCGCTGAATTTGTAGCAGCATAATCATCATCAATTTCTATTGCATTAGTATGACCCCTTGAGTAACTTTGGTCAATATTAATCGTAGTTGCAGTTAATGTTTCAAATCTAACATCTTCAGGGTTCTGGTCTATTCTACCCATAATAACGGGACAGTTAGGGGCTAACTCAATTAATGATGTACCTTCAGCAGAATCTATATCAATTACTTCATATTCAGTTAAACTATTGACAGTATTAATAATACTATTAGTATTTTCAATTTCATCTTTAACATTCATCATAAACGGTAAATCTAAATTGTCATCTACGCCTTTTGGATTATTAATAAAATACCCTAATGCGTTACCGTTACTATTAGAAGAGGTTCCTACATATGTTGATAATTTAGTTGTAGGCACACCATAAACATCAGTTGTTAATTTGTTTCCACTAGTAAATGTAAAACCTTTATTAGATGAACCTTTTAAAGATGTTGGTGAATTTGATAATTTAGGATTTGCTTCTAATGCTTTTGATAAACTAACTATATTTTTTCCAGATAATTGTTGAAATATTGAATCATTATTTTCTAAAGAAACTTTTGATTTTCCACTAGAATCCCCATTAAATAATATAGTGTTACCTGCGGTATTAAAGGCTTTACCTAATAATGCACCATTACTATCAAAAGTTAATAAGAAAGGAGATATTTCACCTGAACCATCATATGTAACAAATTGATTAAATGTTTGTCTATGAGCACTAGAATCATACCCAGTATCAGATATAGCAATTAATGGCCCATAAGTAGAATAAATAATATCATCACTATGCTTATAATCTTTATTAACGATTGGTCCAAGCAATTTATTAATTTTATTTCTACCGCTTAGATGGTATTTTAACATACCATCTTCTATGTAATTTTCTAAAGATTCTACTTCACCAACAAATATAGTTTTATATAAAGTATATCTTCCATTATAATAATCTAAAAAGTTCGCTTCATCTGCACTCTCAGAACGGTACAATTGTAATCTTGGAGTTTGTAATTTAATAATATTATGATTACTGTCTCCATAATCAATTTTAAATACTAAGCCTGTCTGTTTACCACTAGTCAGAACTATTTCAGCGTTATATAATCTACTTCCACTAGCACTTGATGTTGTAGAGGTATTATTTCCATATACAATTGTTTCTGATTGAGTAGTTAAACCCGGATTAGTATAATTAACCTTTGTATCAATAGTAAAATCAACAATTAAATTTTCACATATTTTTGACCAAGGTTTTCTATAATAATTACCATCAGTAATAGTAGTAACTAAATTTGAAATACTTCCATCATAATAAGGAGTAGTCGG